TAATCTCTGGTGCATCTGGTAGTATGATTGATGCAACACAAAAAAATAACATTGAAACAATTGGTGATGTTCACACAGTTCCGTTTAGTCCTTATAGTGGAAATTATTATAGTAACTACTTTGATGGTGGTAGTTTTGTGCAAGCATCAAGCACGACAGCAATTACTACGTTAGGAACCCAAAATTTTACATTAGAAGGTTGGGTAAACTTAACCGCTACCCAGGGCACACAATCAGCTCCGTTTTATATTCAAGGTGTTACTGGATCAGACATTTTAGCAATATACTTTAACACAAGCAATCAGTTAATTGGCAGAATTCGTGACAGCGCAAGCACTACATTAACTACACTTACTGGAACAACTGTGTTGACTCAAGGTAGGTGGTATCACGTGGCATTTACTAGAAATGGTTCAACTTTGACTACATACATTAATGGTGTACAAGAACAAACTGCATCTGTGGCAGCACACAATCTTACAATGGGCACAGTTAATTTGCTTTTAGGTAAATCACCTACTGTAAATTATACTGGATATGCATCTAATTTTAGATTAATATACGGTCAATCACTATACAATACCACCTTTACTCCACCAACTAGCCCATTAACTGCAATTACTGGAACTGAAATTTTAGTAAATCAAAACAATAAGTTCATTAATAACGGAAATAGCGCAGTAACATTGACTACTTCAGGCACACCGTTGGTGAAATCAACAAATCCATTCCGAGTTAATACTGGATTGAGTTATTGGTTTGATGGAAACGGCGACCGATTGGCTATTCCATATAGCATAGCTTCACCTGCATTATTATCACAAGTAGGTGCGTTTACCTTTGAATGTTGGTTTATGATGACAACACAACCTGGTGTTAACACATATTTGTTAGGTAGAAATGCTGGCGGATTCTTTGGTATAGCTATCAACACTTCAAATATTTTAATAGTTGATAAACAAGGTGTTGGAACACAAATTACAGGCACAACCACATTAAAACTTGGACAATGGTATCATATAGCAATGTCTTATGATGGCACATATACTAGATTATTTTTGGATGGTGTGTTAGAAGGAACTGTTGCTGGCACGGGTGGTGATGGTAGCGCACCCACAACAATTGCATATTATGAAGCTTCCACATCTTCAAGTTTTTATGGTTATATTTCTGATATAAGATTTACAAAATTTGCACGATATTCGTCAAATACCACATTTACTGTTCCAACAACACCAGTATTAGGACAATAAATATGGAATTAAAACAAAACGGATCATATTCGGTAACTCAATAAAATGTCTTTATTAAAAGTAAAACCATTCATCATAGATGATAACACAGCAAGTTCTGCATACGCAGCGCAGAACACCACAGCTGTGTTTGCCAATTCTGCTTTTGATAGAGCCAATGCAGCATACTCACAAGCAAATACTGGTGCACCGGATAGTTGGGCAAGAACACAAGCCAACAATGCATATGATACCGCAAATTCTGCTGGTTCATTTGCTAATGGTGCCTTTATTACCGCAAACACAGCATATGGGTGGGGTAACCATGCATCAGTTGGTTATGCAACGACAACTTATGTTGGAACACAAATTGCCAATCTTGTTAATTCTGCGCCATCAACATTAGACACATTAAATGAATTAGCAGCTGCATTAGGTAACGATGCTAATTTCAGCACAACAATTACCACAACTCTTGGCATCACAAATTCATTTGCTAATGGTGCTTTCTTAAGAGCTAATGCATCTTATATTGCTCAAAATACCACAGCATCTTTTGCAAATGGTTCATTTGATAAAGCCAATTCTGCTGGTTCATTTGCCAATGGTGCTTTTGCACACGCAAATGCGGCTTTTACGGCCGCAAACAATGCCACAGATTCTTGGGTAAGAACACAGGCAAACAATGCTTATGACACAGCCAATTCTTCTGGTAGTTTTGCCAATGGTGCCTTTGTAACTGCAAACTCTGGTGCTAGTTTTGCCAATGGTGCCTTTGTTACAGCCAATTCATCAGCATCATTTGCCAATGGCGCCTTTGTTACAGCCAATTCTTCTGGTAGTTTTGCAAATGGTGCCTTTGTTACAGCCAATTCATCAGCATCATTTGCTAATAGTGCATTTGATAGAGCAAATGCAGCATACAATACCGCAAATACAGGTGCACCAGATTCTTGGGGAAGAACACAGGCAAACAATGCATTTGATAGAGCAAATGCAGCATACAATACCGCAAATACAGGTGCACCAGATTCTTGGGCAAGAGCACAATCAAATAGTGCGTTTGATGTAGCCAACTCTGCGGCATCATTTGCTAATGGTTCTTTTTTACGAGCAAATGCATCATATATTGCACAGAATACCACAGCATCTTTTGCAAATGGTTCATTTGATAAGGCCAATTCTGCTGGTGCATTTGCTAATGGTGCCTTTGTAACTGCAAACTCAGCTTACGCCGCACAAAATACAACGGCAGATTTTGCAAACGGGGCTTTTGTAACCGCAAACTCTGGTGCCACGTTTGCTAATGCTGCGTTTGTGACAGCAAATTCAACTGCACAATTTGCAAATTCAGCCTTTGATAGGGCTAATGCGGCCTACACACAGGCAAATACAGGTGGCAGTGGATCCGATACTTGGGCTAGAACACAGGCTAATGCTGCGTTTGAAACGGCAAATTCTATTACAGGAAACATTGCAGTCAACATAGACACCTTTGTTGGTGACGGCAGCAACACAAATTTCACAATGTCTACTGCACCAACAGATGCAAACAACGTTATCATCAACGTTAACGGTGTTATACAATTAAAAGAAGCATATACAGTAACAGCAAATTCCACAACACTTACACTATCATCAGCACCGGCCGTTGGTGCCAAGGTCGATGCAATTATCTTTAAGAGTGGTGCAGTATCATCAACATCAGGTGGTGGTGGAACAACAAGAGCCCAATCTATGACGATGGGTATATTATTCGGAGGTTAACATGGCAGCACCAAATTTATTAACAAGCACATCAGTAACGGGAAACGTTGCAGGACAAGCAATAACAACTTCAGCAACTGCAATCGTATCTAATGCAAGCAGTAGTGGTAAATTATATAAAATTAATTCTTTATATGTTTCAAATATAAATGGTTCAGCAAGTGCTGACGTTACTGCTGATGTTTACAAAAACGGTACAACTGCATATAGATTAGCTTACTTAATTACTGTTCCAGCAAAATCGACAATCAACATTGTTGCAAAAGATATAACAGTTTATTTGGAAGAAAATGATAGTTTAAGATTAACTGCCAGTGCAAATAGTTATTTGGAAGGCGTTTGTTCTTTTGAGGTTATCAGCTGATGAGTAATTCATTTAAAGGCCTTGGTGATATTAGAAAAGTTGCAAGGTCAACCTGGTCAAATCAACCAACAGGAATGTTTTCTCTAGATACACAATATAGAGAAAATTTAAATAATATTTGGCCAAATTCAAATACAACAATGATAATTAGCGGTGCAATGTCACAAGCACCTTATTTACAAAGTTATGCTATTGGTGGCCAACAAGATGGTAGCTACCAACAAGGTTTAGATTATAGATTTGCAAATAATTCTATTGGTTTGGCAATTGCTGGTCAAGCAAATGATGTGTCTTGGGAAAAAACAGGAACTTACATTGCTGTAGCTCACGCAACAACACCTTATGTAACGATTTGTAAAAAAACTATAACTAACAATTGGTATCCAACATTAACAAAATTATCAAATCCTGCAACGTTACCACCAGCTACAGGAAATGGTGTGGAATTCAGTCAAGATGGAATTTACCTTGCTGTAGCTCACAACACGACACCTTTTGTAACAGTCTATAAAAGAAGTGGTGATACATTTACTAAATTAACAAATCCAGCAACATTACCGGCTAGTTCGGGATTTGGAGTATCATGGAGTCCGAGTGGAACTTATCTTGCTGTAGCTCACGCAGTGACACCTTTTGTAACAATTTATAAATTAGATAAAACAACCGACACTTTAACAAAACTTTCCAATCCTGCAACGTTACCACCTAGTACAGGTGCTAGATGTGCATGGAGTCCAGATGAAGGATACCTTGCTGTAGCTCACACATCGACACCTTTTGTAACAGTCTATAAAAGAAGTGGTGATACATTTACGAAAGTGGCCAATCCATCAACGTTGCCAGCCAGCGTTGGCAATGATGTATCATTTAGTCCTGATGGTCGGTGGTTAGCAGTTGCACATAATAACACACCATATTGCAGTTTATATGATACAACTGGTGGTGGATTTACATATGTTTCTATATCAAGTTATTTTGGAACATTACCAACAGGAACCGGTCAATCGGTGGTGTTTTCGAAAGATAGTAATATATTATATATTGGCCATACAACATCACCTTTTTTAACTTTGGTTGGTGGACTTAAAAATTGGGCTGGGGGTGGTTTAACATCGTATTTTTTCGATACTGATATCACACCTGTTCCATTAGGAACACTTTTAGGTATAGACGTTTACTGAAAATAAATAAAACATGGCATTAACAACAATACTCCCATCAGGTTTAAATTCAGCGAATGATTTTTCATCGTTGGTGCCGTCTGCCTACTCAACAGCAAATGCGGCCTTCATACAAGCTAACGCAGCGTTCACTCAGGCAAACACCGATGTAACAAACATATCGATTTCAACTGGTGTTTATGGTGGTGCATCTGTTGCTCCTGTTATTACCGTAGCTGCCAACGGAAGAATAATTGCGGTAAGTAACGTGTCTATTTCAGGTGGCGGCGGTGGCGGTGGAGCATCCGTAACTGTTGGTCCAACTGCACCTTCACCCGCAGCAAATGGTTATTTGTGGTATGATGACACCTCAACGGGTGAATTGTTTGTTTATTCTTCTGGTAGTTGGGTAACAACCAGTATTATGCCAGCAACAAATGCAAATGATCCTGTCATTACAGGACCAACACAAGCAAACGAAGCTACAACACAAACATTTACAATTTCTAATTATAATGGAAGTTACGTATATATAATTGGTGTAACTGGTGGTTCTGTAACACGAACTGCACAATCAATATATTGGACGATGCCGTCTGTTACCACCAATACCACACATTATATGACAACACAAGTTGTTATAAATGGAGCAACGTCAGCAGTAGATACAAGAACAGTTTTGGTTGTTAACTTGAATGTGGATGATACATCAATAATTGTAACTGATTTTTCCTTTAATAACCTTAATTCTGGTTGGGTAATATAATGAGAGCTTATTCATCTAACGCAACTTTTTTTAGTAACATTTACACACAAGAAGCAATTGATACCAATTGGAACGAATATCAAATTGTTGTTACAAGCCCATCAAATAACGTTGCCATTAGAGCAGCAGATTCAAACACGACTAATTTATCCGTATTAGATGAATCTAGAATCTATGCAGGAAATACAATTTACTTAACTACTGATGGTGCAAACGTTGTTAGTGGTATAGCAGGTGTGATAACAACAGGAACAATTAAAACACAAAACTCAACACCTGTTGCAGTTGCATCAAAAAGTAATACAAATAGCATTTTTCAAACTATAGGTGTACCTTCTGGTGTTTCATACCCTTATGGAAACAGAGGTTTCTATTTGCGACCAGATGGAAAATACTTTTATATTGTTAACAATGATGGAGTCGCACCAGCAATAGTAGAATTTCAATTGGCCACACCAGGAAATTTTAATACTGCTACAGCTACAGGTAAAACATTTACTGCTCCCGGACAAAACGGCATAGGTGGAGTTTGTTTTTCAAATGATGGTCGTTATTTGTATACTGCTGGATCAGCTTCCCAAGTTTTGATGAGATTTACATTAAGAACCCCATGGGACCTTTCAACAGTCAATGCAACATTAGATGTTCAAACCTATGGTCTGAATTCTTATATGTCTTTTCCAGATAAATGTACCAACATTAGAATTAGTGCTGATGGCACAAAAATTGTTTTGATATCATCATATTCCACAAATGCCGGAAAAGTTTATGCATACAATTTTGGAACTCCATGGGATGTAACATCATTAGTTTCTGTGCCATATATCAATGGTATTGCGCCAACCGGATCTATTGGACCAGTTGATGTTTCTTTAGATGGATCGACATGGGTTTGGTTATCTAGCATGCCAGGTAATGCAGTATATCAGCACAACATATCTGTCGCAGTAGCAGCAACTCCATGGAATTCAACAACATTAGGTTCACCCATAGTTTTAAATTTAGCAAATTCTACATATCAAATATATTTTTCTACATCATATCCAATGAGTCCATGTATTCATAGAGATGGATCATTAACATTATTGCCGAGTATTTATGCCACATCAGGATCAACATACAGTAAATTACATGCACACTATGATGTGGATATTTTGTTGAGTAAGAATATAAACATTAGTTCTTTTGGTTTATCTGCAACACCAACACAAGTTTGGATCAGTCAACCAACCACAAACGTTGCTTTAACATCGACTTCCAATTCAATGTATTCATATGCAAGAGAATTGGAATTGGATGTATCAATAGGTGGTTATACCGGTTCAAACGCAACCACAGCTGCAGCTACTGTTGGTATTGATGGTTCAGGTGTTCTTCAGATTGGTGATACAATATCTTTAAACAATACAACAACAGTCACATTGACAGGTGTTACTGAAACTGCAAACGGTTTAATAAGACAAGATCCAGGAACAGCAACAGATTATATCAAATGGAGTGGTAAAACATTTGCCACTGGTTTAACAAATCCTAAAGTTAGATTTAGTGACGATGGTTCTAGAATGTATGTTGCAGGAACAGGAGCTCTTGCAACACCGACATTGTATATGTATACATTATCTACACCATGGGATATAACCACAGCCACTTGGAACAATAAAGATTACATAAGATTGTCTACTTTGAATGGTGGTTACACACACAAAGATTTTGATATTAAACCTGATGGAAGTAGTATTGTTGTTTTAAGTGCTAGTAGTGAAGCTAGTTCTAACGTTGTTGTTAGAACAGATTACTATACTATGTCCAGAAAACATGATATAAATTCATTAACGTTTGTTAGACAAACAAATGCTTATGGTGGTTATGGAACAACCAACTATGTTGGACCCGGTCGTTGGAACAAAAATGGAACACAATTTTCTTTTTGCATATACTCCACATCAAATGATACATATTATCAAGGTTATTGGAGCTGCACAACACCATATGATATGAATACGGCCGGTGCTTTTCAAACATTTAGCACAGGTGGCGGCGGCGCTGGTGTATATTATTCTGGTTGGGATAGTGTCTGGACACCAGACGGTTTAAATTTATTAACAGGTGGTATCAGTAACGGAACAAATCCTGGTTCTGATGCATGGGTTTTCACAAGAACCGCTAATACAGCATATCAATTAACTTCAGGTATGTTTGGAACAAGAACAAGCGCACTATCAACAATAGCTATTGATTGGCCAGCAGCGAGTGGTGTCACAACATCAAGCACAGCAAATTCAATGGATATTTCTACTGATGGAACAAAATTATATTTGGCATTGACTAACGGAACAATATATCAATTTAATGTAAGAACCAAATCCTTAACTAAATATGCTTTGACATTTGCGACACAAGCAAATCCACCAGGAAGTATTTTTATACCCGACAGAAGTTCAACAGTATCAATGACGGCTACCGCAAATGCAAACAATTTAATTTTAACTTCAAATACTGTAAGTGCAAATGGAAGGGCGTTACAATTTAAATTTACAAATACACCTTTAAATAGTGAAATTACTCAAACAAGAATTAATTTAAAGAAATCACAATAATGTTAGACAGTAAAATTGTTGAAATTTATCCTCAGATGTTCAAGAAAGTTTATACTTTCTATGAAGATCCTGTTAAAGGATATAAAGCCGAAAAAACGGAAAGAATATACAATTCTACCGTGGAATATAACGGTTGGACATTTGATGCTGATGAAAAAAGTATGGATAGAATGTCTAGACATTTACAGATATCGACAATGACTTTCTTGCAGGAACAATCAAGTGGTATTTCAACAACTACTGCATGGCAAAATAATTTCACAGACAAAAAAATTAACTGGAAATTAAACAACAACACGATACAAGAGATTAGTGTCGAACAACTACTTGAAGTTTATACAATGTGTGTCGATAATATGTCCAACAATTGGTTAAGATAATAGGTAACAATCATGGCTTTTCCATCAAATCCAACAAACGGTCAAACAACTCAACAATTCGGAAGAACATTCACCTATAACAGTTCATTAGGTGCATGGAGAACTTTTAAGAATAGTGATATCGCCACTTTAGGTTCAATCTCAAATTTACAACTAACTGGCGGTTCAAACAATCAATATATCACCACAAACGGTGCAGGACAATTAAGTTTTACAAGTTTACCAACCAGTTTGGATCCATTCTTGTTAATGGGAGCATAATAAAAAATGGCAACAGCATATAAAGTATTAGGTCAACAAAACCCGGCAGCTGCAACAACTACAACACTATACACGGTGCCAGCGGCAAATAGTGCAGTCGTATCAACAGTCAACATTTGTAATCTATCGACCACTGGTAGCACATTTAGAATCGCTGTAAGTCCTGCTGGAGCAGCACTTGCTAACTCACAATATCTAGCTTATGATATTCCAGTTGCAGGCCAAGATTCTATTTCACTAACTGTTGGCATGTCATTATCAGCAACTGATGTAGTAAGAGTTTATGCCAACAATACATCAGTTAGTTTTACTGCATTTGGCACGGAGATTTATTAATGGCGGTTAAAAAATATACAAAAAGTAATTCTCAAAGAAAGAATTACAATTTTGTAGACCCATTGAATCCTCCAGAACAGCGTATTGACGCTACTGGAGGAACAATAAGTTATGCCGGACCATATAAGATTCACACCTTCACCGCAAACGGAACATTCACGGTCACACAAGGTTCATATCAAGAAATAGACTATCTGATAATTGCTGGTGGTGGACCAGCTGGTCGTGGTAACGGTTCTGGAGCTTCTGGTGGTGCCGCAGGCGGCGCACTAATGAATTGGGTAGGATTAGCAAATACGTTTTATGCACAATGTATTGGTCCAGAATTATACACACAATCAGGTGATGTTTGGACCGTTAACGTTGGTGCAGGCGGTGTAGCTCTAGACAACAACAGTATTAACGGTTGTGGTGGTGATAGTTGGTTATTGAAAAATGGATTTGAAATACTAAGAACTTATGGTGGCGGTGGCGGCGGTGGCGGCACAGCTGCGTTTGTTGGCTACAATGGAGGTTGCGGTGCCGGCAGTCCAGGAACAGGTGGTAACGGCACCAACCAATGGCCAACAACTCTACCTAGTGCATTAGTAAACGAGTATCAATACCAGTTCAATCACGGTAAAACTACTTCACCTTACAAACAAGGAAATGGAAACTGCGTTCCAGGTGTTACTGCTGCTAACCAACGACAAGGTGCTAGTGCTGGTGCATGGACACCTTCAATTTATTACTGGTCAGTAGTTGGAACGGACACAACAGTTAGAGGTTCGTCAGGCATTAACGCATATCCAGGTTATGGTTTTAAAACCTCTTTTGGTGGCACCTATCAAACATACGGAAATGCAGGATACTGTGGCACACAATATACTGTGGCAGGAACTCCTGCTGCACCAACAACACCAGGATCAGGTGGACATTCTATGATTACCACTGGTTTAAGTGGTAATGGTTCAGCTGGCCAAGTAATCTTCAGATATTTAACCAATAAAACCATTGCAGCTGCAAACGTTGAAATGTTGATTGTAGGTGGCGGTGGTGGATCGGGTTCAATTTCTTCTGGTCCAGGTGGCGGCGGCGGTTCTGTAATTTATTATGGAAACGAATCTGCAAACACAGGTGGACCAGTAAAACTTTACAATGGAACATACACAATAGTTGTTGGTGCTGGTGGTGTATTGTCAACGTCACAGACAGTTTCGAGTCGAGGAGGACAATCTAGTGTCATAGGTGTTCCCAACGATACAGTTACACACTACGGCATCGCTGCAGCAAACACATTTGGTGGTTTTGATGCTTATGGTGGCGGTTCAAAATACAGAGCTTTAGAGGAACTACACGGATCAGGCCACGGTGTTTATGGTGGTCAAAACGTATATCAATATGGTTATCCAGCACCTGGCCATGGGTTCAGAGGCGGCGCCGGTTTCGGTGGTGCACCAACCTGTCATGGCGGCGGTGGCGGCGCAGGCGCTGTAGGTGGAGATGCTGTCAACTTAACCAATGGTGGGGCTGGCGGTATAGGCAAACAGTATTCAATAAGTGGCACCGCTACTTATTATGGTGGCGGTGGCGGCGGCGCAAGATCCACAACTGGTGGAACAATTGCTGCTGGTGGTCTTGGCGGTGGCGCAGCTGGTCTGAATGGAACGAACACAGTAGCAAACAGCGGAACAGTAAACACAGGTGGTGGTGGCGGAGGCGCACAGGGCGGCACCTCTGGTGGTGCAGGTGGTTCAGGCATAGTAATCATTAGATATCCCGATAGTTATCCAGCTGCAAACGGAACAACAGGTTCACCAACTGTTGTTGTTTCTGGTGGTTGGAGAACATACACATTTACCCAGTCTGGAACTATATCATTCGGTTAAGGAAAAAATGGCACACTTTGCACAATTAGATGAAAATAATATTGTAACTAGAGTTCTTGTGATTGACCAAGAAACTATTGATACTGGAGCTTTTGGTGATCCAGAAAGTTTTGTTCAAACAAGTTACAATACATATGGTGGTGTTCATATATTGGGAGGAACACCATTAAGAAAAAATTATGCTGGTATAGGATATACTTACGATTCAGTTCGTGACGCTTTCATTGCACCAAAACCCTACGATTCTTGGACACTAAATGAAGAAACTTGTTGTTGGGAACCACCAACACCAATGCCAACAGATGATAAAATTTATCACTGGAACGAGGAGACACTTTCTTGGGTGGAACAAGTTACATAACCAGAAGCATAAATATCCCTTATAGGGGGATATAATGGCACAACCAATCACAACAAGAGCAGCATTTAAAGAATATTGTCTGCGTAGACTAGGTTTTCCTGTAATTGAAATCAACGTTGATGACGACCAGGTTGAGGATCGTATTGACGATGCTTTGCAATACTGGCAGGATTATCATTTTGATGGTCTACAAAAAGTCTATTATATTAAAAGACTAGACCAAACAGACATTAATAACAAATATTTGAATTTAGCTGACGCTAGAGATTCATCAAACAACGTATTACAAATTGCTGGTGTCACCAGAATATTTCCTATTTCTGACTCACACATGCAAGTTAATATGTTTGACCTCAGATACCAACTCCGTTTGAATGAGTTGTATGATTTCACATCCGCTTCCTACATCAACTATACATTAACCCTACAACACCTACGCATGTTGGAACAGTTGTTTACTGGTGAAGTGCCTATTAGATTCCAGAGACACATGCAAAGATTGTATATTGATTGGGGTTGGGGTCAAAATCAAGCACCAATAGGAACAACAGTTATTGCGGAATGTTATGCAGTAATTAATCCCGATGTGTATACACAGGCCTGGAACGACCGTTGGTTAAAAGAATATGCAACAGCACTTATCAAACGCTCTTGGGGTAATAACCTTAAAAAGTTTGATGGCATCCAATTACCAGGTGGTGTCAAATTAAACGGAGATAAAATCTATACTGAAGCTAAAGAAGAAATAGATGCTCTACATGCAGAAATCGGTGACAAGTATGGTGCACCACTAGAAATGTTCATGAACTAAAATGGCAACATCGGTTTATTTCAATAATTATAACTCTCTTGCTGAGCAAAGAGTAATCGAGGACTTGATTGTTGAATCAATCAAGATTATGGGCTTTGACGCCTATTATTTGCCTATTGAAAATGAAACAGACCGAGACATTTTATACGGTGAAGATCCGGTTAAAAAGTTTAGTGCAGCGTTTCCAATCGAATTCTACCTATCAAGTTCTATGGAATATGAAGGAGAAAAAGAATTCTTCTCCAAGTTTGGTTTGGAGATTAAAAACAACGTCAGTATCATACTATCAAAACGTTCCTTTTCTCAACGTGTTCCACAAAATACATTTACTAGACCTAGAGAAGGTGATTTGATTTATGTTCCATTTTTGAATGGCACAGGTGAATTGTTTGAAATCAAATTCACCAATCAAACTAAAGACTTCTTTATGTTAGGACGTAAAATACCATTCTTCTATGAATTGGAACTTGAGAAATTCAAATACTCACAAGAACTTATCGATACTGGTGTTGAGGATATCGATGATGTTATGATTCAATCCGCTTATACATTAGAATTGAATACGGGTGTTGGAACAGGAACATTCGAACAACGTGAAATTGTTTTCCAGTCCGATGACGGCACGCAAGCAAATGCGTATGTGGTGGCAATAGTGCAAGAATGGGTTAAACCAGACGATACATTGAAAGTGTCAAACGTTGCAGGTGAATTCCGTGATAACGTTGCAATTATAGGTGCGACAAGCGGTGCAGAATATTACCTATCTTCATATGATCCATTAAAAGATAGCACAAGAAATGAAGCTTATGATAACGCTTACTTGAATGACACCGCAAGTAATATCATAGACTTCACAGAAACAAATCCGTTTGGAAGAATCTAATGTCAACATATAATCGTGTCATAAGAAAATTAGTTGTTGGTTTTGGTAACCTGTTTGACAATATAACATTGTATAGGTTTAAACCAGACAACACCGAATCGGAAAGATTTATTGTTCCAATCGTATACGCTTCCAAAGAACGTTATGTTATGAGACTGGAAGAAGATTTGAATTTGGACAAAAAGGTTCAAACAACTCTACCTAGAATGTCATTTGAAATGGCAGGATTAAGTTACGATTCTAGTAGAAAACAGAATACAAATATTAAAAATTTTGCAGGCACATCAGGCACTGGTGTATTGGCACAATATAATCCAGTTCCATATAACTTCGATTTCAACCTCTACATATATGTTCGTAACATTGAGGATGGAACACAAATCATAGAACATATTTTACCATTCTTTACACCAGATTATACAATCAAATTGAATTTAATTCCTGAAATGGGAATTATTAAGGAAATTCCAGTTGTATTAAATAACACCAGTCATGATATTGTGTATGAGGGTGGTCGAGATAATGAAACCAGAATGATTATCTGGACATTAAACTTTACAGTCAAAGGTTTCATATTTGGTAAATTCAGAGAAACAAACGTTATCAATCGTGCTTTCGTATCAGTATATAATCAAGTGAGACAAGATGAATTAATAGAATTTTATATGGATTTAGATTCTGGTTATGGAACATATAAAGTTGGAGAAACTGTATATCAAGGATACACGGCAGACGATGCAACAGCTACAGGAATAGTTGTTCAATTTACAGATAACATCTTACGTTTAAAAGAACTAACAGGAAACTTTGTGTCAGATAAACCTATATACGGAATTAATACATTGGCAAATTACAACTTTACTTCCTATAACTTGAACCCATTGAAATTTGTTGAAGTTGATTCAGTTGGTAGAGTTACAACAGACATTGATTATATGTCTGTGGATAAAGAAGAAGCCAAGGCCGATAATACGTTGGCCGAGGTTGTTACTATCAATAAGGCCGCAAACCAGTAAACAAAACGAGAGAATTAAATGTCTAAACAAATTATCAATCTTGGTATTAGAGCGAACGATGGCAAAGGTGATTCATTACGAGTTGCTTTTGGTAAAACAAATAACAACTTTACTGAGTTGTATAATACCGTTTCTCATAATTCCAACGTATCAAATACTTACTATGAAACAAATCAAGAATTAGCTCAGAACGCATACAACAAAGCGAATACTGCATCTCTTGGTGATATTTTGTTTTTGGACACCACAATGTATAGTAATACAAAAGTGGAAATTGGCAACGACCATCATGGATTGAAAGCATGGGGTTTATTATTTGGTCAAACCACAACGCAAGCCAATAATGCATACGGAACCAGTGTTGCATATGATAGTGAAAATAATATATTGGCTTCGTTCACAACACAAAATGAAGTTACTGGTTTGCCACAATCAACAGTTATTAAATTTGATTCTCACGGTTTAGTTTACTGGAGAAATTCTGTTCCTGCCGCAAACGTTAATAATACTTTAGTAGCAAGTTATGCTGATTCTGTTTATGTTGATGCAAACAATAATGTTTATTTGTTGACAAATATTCCAGACGATTCATCAACATTAGTTACTAAATTTAATTATCTTGGTCAAAATGTTTGGAATACATTAATTTCAGATTCTACCGACTCAAGAGACATAGTTGTTGATGATGAAGAATTCCCGTATTATGTTGGTCACCATAACCTAATCACTGGTTTAGATATTACTGGTGAATTATATTTTACACACTTCAATTTAAATACAGCAAACACACATTCTGTAATGGCGTTACCAAATAGAGGTGGTGTTTATGTTGGAACAGATACCGGCCAAGTTCATAAATTTGATACAGAAGGTGTATATCAATGGTCAAATCAAGTTAGTGCAGCTGGAGAAATAATTTCATCATTAACATATGACGGTGCAAATAATTGGTATGCAGCTGCATGGACCAACATTTTCAAGTTTGCTCCAGATAATACATTACTTTGGGAAAAAGAAATTCAAGGTCTTGATCCAAGAATTGCTTCCATAAAATATAGTGATAATTATCTATATGTTATGGGTGCAACAGAAGATCCAAATTCAAAAGATGCATTTATCATTTACAAATTACACTCAGCAAATGGCGAATTGGTATGGGCAAACTCTTTAGAAATTACTGGTGCATCACAGAATAATGGTTTGGGTCGTAGAAGAATGGATGTAAAAGGAGATTTTATCCTTATTACCGGTCATGCATATCCAAACAACAGCACCAAAGCGATTGCAACAATATATCAATTACCAATTGACGGAACATTACCAGGAACTTATTTTGGTTCAAACTCAACAACATGGGGAGCTCACACATACGTTACAGTTCCTGAAGCAACAACTGTAACCAGTTCTCAAGTTGGCAGTGGTAATACAACAGTAACAATTGCTGAAAATGTGAACTATGCCTACACGATGCCAGATGTTGCATATCAAAATCCAAGTCCAGAAAACGAAGAAACAATCAATTATTTCCTACAAAAATGGAACTTCACAGAAGATGGAACTTTAGTTATACCTTCTTCTGGTTCAGATTTGGCCATAGAGTTTAGTGGTAAAGGTGTTGCAAACGTTGGTGCAACAACACTTAAAACTACAAGCAATTCATTTGATGGTATTACAATTGAATTAGATGTTAATGCATCAATCAATAAAATTACCCCAGTTGGTGGAGGTAACGGTGGCCACTATCATCTACCAAACGGTTTTGAAGGGCAGATTATGTATATCGTCCCAGCTGAAGGTGGCGAAATGAATACTCATTACACAACAATGAGTTTTGATTCTGCAAGATGGTCTAATGGTAATGGTGTTATTAATCAGAACAACGCTAGTTGGTGGTTACCATTCCACGGTTCTCAAGGTGGACACGCTGTATTGACCTTAATATTTACAGATGGTGCTTGGAATCTACCACATAATTATTTCGATTAAAATAAATAAAGACTATGAATACATTTGACAAAAACATGGAAAAATTATTTGATGTATCACCTGTTGAACCAAAGGAACAACCTTTGGTTCCCGTTCAACCAAAATCACCGGTTGATAGTTTGGATTTGAAACAAGATTTGGTTGATTCTTATGAACAAACAAAATCAAATCTACAAGACTTGATTGATTCGGGTAAAGATGCAATGGAAGAATTACGTCAGATTGCCAGTGCAGGTCAACATCCACGTGCGTTTGAGGTTTATGCCACTTTACTAAAGAATATGGTAGATGCCAACAAAGAACTATTGAATGTTCAAAAACAAATGCGTGATATGGATGGCAAAAAGAAAGATGAAACTGGTACCAAAATCGACAAAGCTATCTTTGTTGGTTCAACCGCTGAGTTAAATAAACTCATCAAAGGTAAAGAATGATTGATGATGACGATTATGGCCAATTAAATCCTAATGATTCGTATAGGGATAATCCATTACTAAAAAAGGCAGGAGTTAAGGTTGATTATACTCAGGAACAAGTAGATGAGTATGTCAAGTGTGCCAAAGATCCTGTTTATTTTGCAGAGAACTACATCAAGATTGTTAACGTTGACGAAGGTCTGATGAAGTTTAAGATGTGGCCTTTCCAAAAGGAAATGATTAAGACTTACCATGAAAATCGTTTCTCTATCACCAAGTGTCCTCGCCAGGTTGGTAAAACCACCACCTCGGTCGCATATCTTCTTTGGTTGACACTCTTTACTGATACACAAAACGTGGCCGTTCTGGCGAACAAGGGTTCTCTTGCACGTGATATTCTTTCCAAATACCAGCTGGCATATGAAAACTTACCAATGTGGTTGCAACAAGGTGTCGTGGTGTGGAATAAAGGTAACGTTGAACTTGAAAACGGTTCTAAGATTATTGCGGCATCTACATCTAGTTCTGCCATTCGTGGTGGATCATTTAACTGTGTATTCTTGGACGAATTTGCGTTCGTTCCAAACAACATCGCCGAAGAATTCTTTAACTCTGTTTACCCTGTAATTTCATCTGGTAAAACGTCCAAGATTATTATTGTGTCCACGCCGAACGGTATGAACCTGTTTTATAAGTTGTGGATGGATGCAATCAACAAGAAGAACAACTATAAGACTTTTGAGATTCACTGGTCTATGGTGCCTGGACGTGACGAAGCCTGGAAAGAAGAAACAATCCGTAACACAAGCGAACGTCAGTTCAGACAAGAATTTGAAACGGAGTTCTTGGGTTCATCAAATACTTTGATATCTGGTTACAAATTACAGACTATTGTTTATCGTGATCCAGTTGCCAACCATGACATGATGAAGATTTATGAACATCCCGTCAAAGAAGGTATTAACGAATCTAAATCAGACCACTTATATTGTATTTGCGTTGACGTTTCTGAAGGTAAAAACTTGGACAGTTCAGCATTCCAAGTCATCGATATATCACAGACACCATACAAACAGGTGGCGTCATATGCAAGTTCCTCAATCACACCAATTTTGTTTCCAACAGTCATATATAATGCAGCAAGATATTACAATGATGCATATGTATTGGTAGAAATAAACAATAATCCTCAAGTTGCAGATTCTTTACACCAAGATTTTGAATATGAGAACCTATGGAAGGTATTTACAGGCAATAAAAAACCACAACAATTGAGTGCAGGTTTTGCCCGTGGCATTCAAATGGGTTTGAAAATGTCACCTCAGGTTAAAGCAATTGGTTGTTCCAACCTGAAAACTTTGATTGAAGGTGACAAGTTATTAATTAATGACTTTGATACTTACTCAGAACTTACCACATTTGAACAACAAAAGAATTCATTTGCGGCTGCTTTGGGTTCAAACGATGATTTGGTAATGTCTCTTGTGATTTTTGCTTGGGCAACAACTCAACAATACTTTAAGGAAATTGTAAATCACGACATAAGAAAACAAATTCAATTAGAACAGATGAACCAGATGGACGAAGATGTTTTACCAGCACCAATCATTGATGATGGTTTAGAACACGACTTTGAAATCATCGGTGGCGACATGTGGGAACTTGCAGACGGTGGTGAAACGTATGCAAAGTTTATGAGGAACAGACTAGAAAGGTTATAAAACCAGCCTTTCATAAATACTCTTATGGTATTTTGCCAAAAGAACATAATAATTCAAGGAGAATAAAATGGCATTTCAAATCTCTCCAGGCGTAAATGTAGCTGAAGTGGATGCAACAACCGTTGTTCCAGCAGTTCAACAAACCGCCGGTGCATTTGCTGGAGCATTTCAATGGGGTCCAGCAGACAAAGTAAAACAAATAGACAGCGAAATAACTCTTGCCAGCACATATGGCAAACCAGATTCAGGATCAGCAGTATCATTCTTTACTGCGGCTAATTTCTTGTCTTATGGTAACAACTTGAGTGTTGTCCGTGCAGTTGGTGCATCTTCAAACAATGCAACTGACGGTAGCGGTCTTAACGTTCAGATTAAAAATGAAGATGATTATGAAGCTAATTTCTTAAGCTCAAACAACGGAAATGACTATGGACCATTCGCAGCACGTTATCCAGGTTCACTAGGAAACTCAATCAGTGTTCATGTTTGCGCTAATACAGAAACATACGGAACATGGTCATACAAAAATTATTTCACATCTGCACCAAGCACATCAGATTTTGCTGATTCAGTAGGTGGACAAGATGACGAAATGCACATTGTTGTTGTTGACCAAGATGGTTTGTTCACAGGTTCCGCTGGTGCGATTCTAGAAACTTACGCTTTCGTTTCTGCCGCTTCTGACGCAGTTATCAATGGTGTAACAAACTACTACAAACAGGTTATTTTGAACAACTCAAAGTATATCTATGCAATGGATCCTGTTGAATATACAACCACAAACTCAACATGGGGTCGCTCAGCTGCTGGAAGAAACTTTGCAAGTCCTGCAACAAATCAAGTAATCGAATTGACAACAGGTTCAAATGCAACACCAACAGACGGAAACGTAGAATCTGCTTACGATTTGTTTGCAAACAAAGAATCTATTGACGTTGCGTTGGTATTGACTGGTGGTCATTCTGTTGCAGTTCAACAATATGTTATCGACAACATTGCTGTTGGTCGTGCAGATTGTGTGGCATTTATTTCTCCAAGATACACAGACGTTGTTAATAAGACAGGTGATGAAACAACCAATATTCAAGACTGGTTAACAGCATTGTCTAGAAGTTCATCATACGTTGTTGCCGATTCTGGTTGGAAATATCAATTCGACAAATACAACAATACCTATCGTTGGATTCCATTGAACGGTGACATTGCTGGTCTATGCGTATACACAGATAACGTTCGTGACCCATGGTTCTCACCAGCAGGTTTCAACCGTGGCGCAATTAAGAACTGCATCAAATTGGCATGGAATCCAAACAAATCTTTCCGTGACACATTGTATGCAGCAGGTGTAAACCCTGTTGTATCTTTCCCTGGCCAAGGAACAGTATTGTTTGGTGACAAGACATTGTTGAACAAACCTTCTGCATTTGACCGTATTAACGTTCGCCGCTTGTTCATCACACTTGAGAAAGCAATTGCTCAAGCTGCTAAGTATTCAATGTTTGAATTGAATGATGAATTCACAAGAACACAATTTGTTGCTTTGGTATCACCATTCTTGCGTGACATTCAAGGTCGCCGTGGTATAACTGACTTCAGAGTTGTTTGCGATACAACAAATAATACACAACAAGTTGTTGATAGTAACCAATTTGTTGGAGATATCTATATCAAGCCTGCACGTTCAGTTAACTACATTCAATTGAATTTCGTTGCTGTTGGAACAGGTGTTGACTTCGTAACAATCGTTGGCGCAGCTTAATAAATAAACGATATAGGAGAAAACAATGTCATTCAATGTAGCAGAATTCAGAGCAAATATGATTGGGGACGGTGCCCGTCCTAATCTGTTCTCTGTATCTTTAATATTTCCATCAAGTGTATCTAACTCAACAGCTGCTGGCCAAAAAATAACTTTTATGGCCAAGACAGCACAGTTGCCAGGTTCTTCAATTGGAACCGTTCCTGTTTATTATTTCGGTCGTGAAATGAAGTTTCCAGGAAACAGAACATTTGCAGATTGGACATTAACAATCATCAACGATGAAGATTTCGTAATCAGAAACTCTTTAGAGAACTGGATGAACTTGATTAACAGTCATTCAGGTAACGTAAGAGCTGGTGCCGCAAGAAACTCTGGTGGTTATTCTGTTGATGCAAGTGTTATTCAATACGGCAAAACTGGCCAAGAGTTGAAGAAATACAAATTCGTTGGTATGTTCCCACTAGATTTGGCACCAATCGACCTAGATTGGGGTTCAAATGACGCAATTGAAGAATTCACTTGCACATTTGCTTATCAATTCTGGGAAACAGATACAACTTCCTGATAATTACGGAGGGCCCACACGGGTCCTCCATGTTTTTTTGATTTTATAATTAGACAAAAATATGGCAAACAACAATAAATTTTCACTGTTCGGTTTTACTATTTCTCGCCAAAAGGATGAGGAAGAGGCAACTGTTCAACAATCTTTTGCACCACCATCGCAAGATGATGGGGCATTAACTATTACATCTGCCGCTTATTACGGCACATATGTTGACCTAGACGGGACAGCAAAGAATGAGGTAGAACTCATCTCTCGTTACCGTGAAATGGCAATGCAACCTGAAATAGAATCTGCGATAGATGACATAGTTAATGAAGCCATTGTGCAAGATGACGATGGACTAATCACTAAAATTATTTTAGATGATTTGAAACAACCAGAAAAAATTAAGAATGCTATTAAAGAAGAATTCAATACCGTTTTACGTTTATTGGATTACAGAAAAATGGCTCAAGATATTTTCCGTAGATACTATGTTGATGGTAGAATGTATTATCACATCATCATTGACCGTGAAAATCCACAAGAAGGTATCAAAGAACTTCGTTACGTAGACCCACGTAGATTACGTAAGGTCCGTGAAATGAGAAAACAAAAGGATGAGAGAACTGGTGCGGATGTTTTACAACCAGTGAACGAATACTATATCTACAACGACAAGGTTGTTAGTGGTAGTGCATCCAATTTTGGTCCTGTTGGCGTTCGCATTACAACAGACTCCATTATTTCGGTTGTGTCTGGTCTTATGGACTCACGCCGTGCGGTTGTTCTCAGTTATCTACATAAAGCAATCAAGCCTCTTAATCAACTACGTATGATTGAGGATGCAACGGTCATTTACCGTATTTCGAGAGCTCCAGAGCGCCGCATTTTCTACATTGACGTTGGTAACTTGCCAAAATTGAAAGCAGAACAATACCTGCGTGACATTATGATTAAGTATAAAAACAAACTTGTCTATGATGCTAACACAGGTGAAGTTCGTGATGACCGTAAGTTCATGTCCATGATGGAAGACTTTTGGTTACCACGTAGAGAAGGTGGTAAGGGCACAGAGATTACTACACTGCCAGGTGGTCAAAACCTAGGTGAACTGGAAGACGTTAAATACTTCCAAAAGAAATTATACGGTGCGTTGTGTGTGCCTATTTCTCGTTTAGAACCAAACCAAGGTTTCTCACTTGGAAGAACATCTGAAATTACCAGAGATGAATTGAAATTCTCCAAGTTTGTTGACAGACTACGTAACAAATTTTCAGATGTATTCAATCAAGCGTTACGAGTTCAATGTGTTCTAAAAGGTATTTGCACAGACGAAGAATTTGATTTATTTAAAGAAAATATCCATTACGATTTTATTAAAGACAATAACTTCTCCGAATTAAAAGAAGCAGAATTAATTTCTAACAGATTGACTTTATTACAAGCCGTTGACCCTTATACAGGTCGTTACTTCTCTCAAAAGTGGATTCAACAAAACGTATTGCGTTTGTCTGATGATGAGATTAAAGAGATGGATAGTCAAATCGAACAAGAAAAAGAAATGGGTCTTGGATTGCCAGTTGGTGTGACTAACGATGTTGCACAACAGCAAATGTTAGGACAAATTCAAACCGACCAAATGGTTCAACAGGCAGAATTGATGCCAGACCAAGGTCAAGATGGCGGAGGTTCTAGTGGTGGTTCATCATCTAAACCAAAGTCAAAGAGTTCCAATAGTTCAAAACCGGTTAAAGGTGACCTTAGCTTAGAAGAAGTTGAGAACACATTTACCAGATTGAAACGTATTTTATAATTAGGAGAAAAAAATGGCAACAGCAAGAGAAATTATTGACTACGCAGAAGCAGACAATCCAAACGAAATGCGTAATGCATTGTATTCTGCCTTACATGACAAGGTTATGTCACACATTGAAAACCACAAAGTTCAAGTTGCAAAGCAATTAATGAACCCATCCGGTCCTTCTGGTGCCACAGCTGAAGATGAAGTTGTCTATGCAGCAGAACCAGCTGCAGCAGAATAATTTTGACATATTGGTATAAATATAATTCAAACAATAACAGGGATTACAAATGTCAAATTCGTTTACATATCAGGTAATGAAAGACACAACAGAACATGCGGTTATTAAGTTAACTGGTTCTTTTGATGGCACAGGACAAGAAGCGAACGCAGTTCGTATTCAAGCAAACACATTGTATGGTGCTCTAGATAGCTCAAAAGCAAATCTATTATCATCATCTGCAAATACTGGCGCACTATCATTCTACGGACTAGCAGTATATCGTTTATGGTATGACTGTTCAACAGATGGTGATGTTAAATTATATTGGAATGCAGCAACACCAGTTCCTATCATGTATATGAACGGCAATGGTGAATATGATGCCGTAGGAAACTGGATAACAATTCCAAACAATTCAAAGGGAACAACTGGTTCCGTAGGCGATATTGGTATCGAAACTAGAGGTATGATTGCAAACAGTTCATACACAATTATTATGGAACTACGTAAAGACAACGAACACTATCAGCGTGGCCAGATGAATGATCCTGCAGCGTTCAATTATCCACCTTACAGTATTCGTCCATAAGTTATAAGGCAATCAAATGAAACTTATTAGAGAACTTACCGAATCGGTCGAATACTTAACGGAAGAAAAAGATGGAAAGAAAACTCTTTACATCGAAGGTCCGTTTCTAGTAGCAGAAGCAGTTAACAAAAACAAACGCATGTATAAAGAAGAAACCATGCGTAATGAAGTTAACCGTTATAACGAAGAATACATTTCTAAAAATCGTGCCTTTGGTGAATTGGGTCACCCAGACACCCCATCTATTAACCTTGACCGTGTATCACACTTAATCGTTGGTCTACGTCAAGAAGGAAATGCATGGATAGGCAAAGCAAAAATTCTTGAAACCCCTATGGGTAACATTGCAAGAAACCTTATCGAAGGTGGCGCACAACTTGGTGTGTCATCACGTGGTATGGGTTCTCTTAAAATGGAAAACGGCATCAATGTCGTTCAAGGAGACTTTCATCTAGCCACAGCGGCAGATATTGTAGCAGACCCTTCTGCACCTGGAGCTTTTGTTCAAGGTATTATGGAAGGTAAGGAATGGGTGTTGGTGAACGGCATTTGGACCGAACAACACTACGATGAAGCTAAATTACAAATTAAGCAAGCATCACGCAAAGATATTGAATCCGTAAGTTTACGTATCTTTGAAAACTTCCTTAAAAAACTTTAAATATAAATATCCAATATAAATCAAGGAGATTCTCAAAATGGGAAAATTTAATCTGACAGACGCCGCTAAAGCAGTTTTAACAGAAGGTGCAAAAGAAAACTTTGAAGCTTCTGTAAGCCGTGGCCACAAAGATGCACCAGCTAAGTTGCCTACATCTGTTGCCTATGGCACAAAAGATGTTGGTGAAGTTGCTGGCGAAGTTAAGAAACAAGACGATGATGAAGGTGATTACACCAAAGGTGTTCCAACAGCAACACCTCCAGGAGCAACACCACCAGTTGGTTCTCAACCAATGCAGAAACTATCTGGTCAACCAGGTGAGTCACAAGGTTCTGAACACAAAGCTGTTCAAGCAGACGCAACAGACTACAATGCAATCCGTGACCGTATCAAAGCCAAACTTGCTCCACAAATGATGAAAGCAAATCCAGGCGCAACATTCCAATCTTATTCAGAAGAAGAAGTTAAGGAAGATGAAGTTGTGGCTGAAGAAAAAGGTGAAGGTCATGAAGATGAGGCTGAAGATAAGAAACTTATCAAGTCTATGATGAAGAAACAAAAGATGAAAGAAGATATGGATGCAGACGTTTCTGCTCTATTGTCTGGTGAAGAACTTTCAGAAGAATTCAAATCAAAAGCAACTACAATTTTCGAAGCAGCAGTTATTGCTCGTTCACAATCCATTATGGAAGAAATCGAAGAAGCATTGTATGAAGAATTTGAAGTTGCAGTTGAATCAGTTAAAGAAGATTTGGCTAAGAAGTTGGATGACTACATCAACTACATGGCAGAAGAATTCTTCAAAGAAAACCAAATTGCAATCGAAAAAGGTCTACGTTCCGAAATCGTTGAAGATTTCATCCGTAGTCTAAAAGGTGTATTCGAAGAACACTACATCGACATTCCAGAAGAAAAAGTGGATGTGGTTGAAGAATTGACAACTAAGGTTGAAGAATTGGAAACTTCTATCAACGAAGAAATTGCTCGTAACGTTGAAATGAAGAAACAAATTAATGAGTTTAAAAAGAATGAGGCTATACATGCAGTATGTGAAGGCCTAACGCAGACACAAGTAGAAAAATTGAAAGCACTTGCAGAGAGTGTTGAGTTTACTACTGAAGAAGAATTCGGACAAAAATTGGAAACATTGGTAGATTCATACTTCCAACAACCAGTTAAGGCCGCAGTTAGTTCTGCTCTGAACGAAGAAGTTGTGGTTGAGGAAGACAACAAGCCATCTACTGGCGCTGTTGATCCACAAATCGCACAATACGCACAAATTATCTCAAAATCATTGGTTAAATAAATAAAATTTACCAATATAAGATACTAACAAGGAGAACTACTAAATGTATCTAACCGAAGAACTACAAAAGAAATGGGCACCTGTCCTTGAACACGAAGGATTGGAAGCCATTAAAGACCCATACAAGAAAGCTGTTACAGCTCTTGTTTTGGAAAACCAACAACGTGAAATGGCAGCTGCTGCTCAGCAGTTGAACGAAACAGCAGTTTCTGCTGCACCAACAAACGTTACAGGTTCTGGCATTCAGAACTACGACCCAATCTTGATTAGCTTGGTTCGCCGTGCATTGCCTAACTTGATTGCGTATGATGTTGCTGGCGTTCAGCCAATGACAGGCCCAACAGGTTTGATTTTCGCAATGCGTGCTCGTTACAATGCACAATCTGGTGCACCTGGTAACACAAACGAAGCATTCTTCAACGAAGCAAACACAGACTTCTCTGGTGCATTGTCTACTGGTAACCCATACGGTTTCGCTGGTAACAACACAACAGATATCCGCACAAACCCTGTTGCAGACTTGACTGCTAACCACTTCACAACTGGTATCGGTATGTCTACATCTACAGCAGAAGCTTTGGGTGCTGATACTGATAGTCCATTCAAGCAAATGGCATTCAGCATTGAGAAAGTTACTGTAACTGCTCAAAGCCGTGCATTGAAAGCTGAATACTCACTAGAACTTGCACAAGACTTGAAGGCAATCCATGGTTTGGATGCTGAAACAGAATTGTCTAACATTCTGTCAACAGAAATCTTGGCTGAAATCAACCGTGAAGTTATCCGCACAATCTATACTTGCGCTGTTCCTGGTGCTCAGTATGGCACAACAACTGCTGGTGCTTTCGACTTGGACACAGACTCTAACGGTCGTTGGTCTGTTGAACGTTTCAAAGGTTTGATTTTCCAAATCGAACGTGATGCTAACGTTATTGCTAAGCAAACTCGTCGTGGTAAAGGTAACGTGATGATTGTATCATCTGACGTTGCTTCTGCTATGGCTATGGCTGGCGTGTTGCAATACACACCTAACCTATCTGCTGACTTGCAAGTAGATGACACTGGCAATACATTTGCTGGTATGTTGCACGGTCGTATCAAGGTCTACATCGACCCATACTTCGGTGGTTACACATCTAACCAAGAATTGGTGACAATCGGTTATAAGGGTACTTCTCCTTATGACGCTGGTATTTTCTACTGCCCATACGTTCCTCTACAAATGGTTCGTGCAGTTGACCAGCACACATTCCAACCAAAGATTGGTTTCAAGACTCGTTACGGCATGGTTGCAAACCCATTCGCAACTGGTTTGACAACAGGTAATGGCGCATTGAACGCACGTTCAAACGTTTACTACCGTATCTTCCAAGTTAAGAACTTGATGTAATCCCCGTTAAGAGGGATATTTACAGAGGGTGCTTCGGCACCCTCTTTTTTTTGGCTCCTAAATACTGATAGAGGAGATAAAATGACAGCTTTAAATAGAAGTCCTGAGAATACAAACTTTCTACAACCGACAAAATACCTTTTGACGTTTGATAGAATTAGAACGACACAATACTTTTGTCAGACTGTTAATTTACCTGGTGTATCATTAGGTGAAGTTAATCGTGCTACGCCTTTTTTGGACATGTATTCTCCTGGAACAAAACTGACGTATGAACCATTGCAAATAGAGTTTATATTGGACGAGAAGTTGCAAGGATGGAAAAATCTATACGACTGGTTCTTAACAATGGCTGATCCTGATGGCTTTGAAAAGCGTGATGGTAGTAGAGAACTACAAACCAATAAACATTTCTCGGATGCCACATTGTCCATTTTAAGTGGTCTAAACAATCCACTTATCAGAATACAATATACAAATTTATTTCCTTTGAGTATCAGTGATATTAGATTTGATTCAACACAATCTGCGGATACAATAATGACCGCAACGGCATCATTCAGATATCAATCATACAAATACTTGACAGTTTAATCATTTTGTGTTATAATGTTTTGAATGGATAAAATCACATTAAGTTGTTGATTTTAAATAACAATTTGTAATTTTTGAATAGATATGGAAACACTTGAACAAGTTTTAAAAATGTGGGAATCGGATGCGGTCATAGACCAAACCGAACCATCTAAAGAACTATTAAACATTCCCAAATATCATAGTAAGTATCTTGGTATTCTTACTAAGCATAAGATTGCCTCAAAGAAGGCTCACTTTGATTATCTACGTATGCGTAAGGTCAAGTGGGAATACTTCACTGGTAAAATGTCACAAGAAGAATTGGAACAATACGGTTGGGAACCGTTCCAGTTCGCACTCAAATCAGACATAAACACATATCTAGAGGCAGATAAAGACCTCATCAAGTTACTTGAAAAGAAAGTTTACCACGAAGAAGTTGTGTCGGTGTTGGAATCTATTATGAATGAGTTGAAACAACGAACATGGCAACTACGTGATTTCATATCATGGGAGAAGTTCATTGGCGGACAATGATTTAATAATAACCAAGGTAAACGAAGTCTACGGAAAAGTGGATTGCGAACGCCATATTGCACGGGAACTATCCGAATACTTCACGTTCTTTGTTCCTGGTTACCAGTTCGTTCCAGCCTATCGGAATCGAATTTGGGACGGTAAGATTCGACTATTCAACTTACAGACCAGTCAAATATACTTGGGTCTGATGCCCTACCTATTAGAATTTTGTGATGAAAGAGGTTACACATACTCTCACAACTTTGTCAAAGATGATTATTCAGTATATTTGGCAGAAAAATTTATCAAAACATTAAATCTACATTCTAACGGTCAACCAATCAGCGTTAGAAAACACCAGATGGACGCATTTATACACACTATGCGTAATCGTAGAGCGTTAATATTGTCTCCAACTGCATCTGGTAAATCACTAATCATCTATCTGATTTGCAGACAACTATTAGACTATCAAAAACTAAAAGGTCTAATCATTGTTCCAACAACTTCTTTGGTTGAACAGTTATACTCCGACTTTGGAGACTATGCAAGTGAAAGTGGTTTCAAAAACTACATGCATGTGCATAGAATTTATCAAGGCAAAGAAAAGAACACGGACAAACCCATAACAATATCAACGTGGCAATCTCTGTATCAGTTACCTAAAGAATACTTTGAACAGTTCGATTATATCATTGGTGATGAGGCACACCTTTTCAAAGCACAATCTTTGACCACAATTATGACCTCGGCCAAAAATACGAAATATCGTATTGGTCTAACAGGCACTTTAGATGGAACTAAAACCCACAAACTGGTTTTGGAAGGGTTATTCGGTCCTGTTGAAAGAGTTACAACCACAAAAGAACTGATAGACACTAAACAGTTATCAGATTTTACCATTAAATGTCTTGTTTTAAAACACAATGAAGATATTTGTGATGAAATGAAAAACAAAACATATGCGGAAGAAATACAGTATTTAATTTCTAATGAACCTAGAAACAGATTCATACGCAATCTAACAATTTCTCTGAAAAATAACACTCTGGTTCTCTATCAGATGGTAGAAAAACATGGCCAAATTCTTTATGATATGATTAAAGAAAAGGCAGGAGATAGAAAAGTATTCTTCATACACGGCGGTGTGGATACGGAAGATAGAGAACGAATCAGAAAGATTATGGAGGAAGAAAATGACGCTATTATCGTGGCTTCTTTTGGCACTTTTAGCACTGGTATCAACATACGCAATCTTCACAATATCATATTTGCGAGCCCGTCTAAGTCACGTGTCCGTAATTTGCAGAGTATTGGAAGGGCTTTACGCAAATCAGGTGGAAAAGAACAAGCAACTCTCTATGACATTGCAGATGACCTCAGAATCAAAAAACACGTAAACTTTACGCTGCAACACTTCATCGAAAGAGTTAAGATATATAATGAGGAGAAGTTCTCATTTAAGATATACAATATAGGACTAAAAAATGGCAGTTAAAATTTTACGCTTTAAAGACGGTCTGGATGTTATTTGTGATATCCTTTTTGAAAAGGACAACAAGATGGTAATTGAAAACCCTATGTTGTTCGAACTAAGAGGAGCAAATTTGGTGTTACAACAATGGTTACCAATGGCCGTCATGAAGGGCGAGTCTGTGGAAATTTATGTGGATAGCATCATATGTTCAATGGAACCATCGGAAGATTTTGCAGAATACTACATTACTTCCATGGAAAGATTGAAAAACTTTGAGAGGAAAGAGAGAGAAGTGGATATTAGTGATGAGGTGTTAGCAGCTTTTGAAGAAAAAGAAACTGGTAAAGCCCTAATACATTAATATCATAGGGGGACACCGTGGACTTTAACACATGTCAAGCCCTTTGTCAATAACTTTTTATGGTATATTTGAATGAGTAAACAAAAACATTATATAAACAATGAAGATTTTTTAAAGGCATTAGTAGACTACAAAACTAGATGCACAGAGGCCGCCGCACAAGGCAAACCTAAACCTAATATTCCCAATTACATTGGCGAATGTTTTATGAAGATTGCCGAAGGTCTATCACACAAACCAAACTTCATCAACTACACATATCGTGATGAAATGATTGCCGATGGTATCGAAAACTGTCTGATGTATTTCGAGAACTTTGATCCTACCAAATCTAAAAATCCATTCGCATACTTCACTCAAGTAATCTATTTTGCTTTCTTACGCAGGATTCAAAAAGAGAAGAAACAACTATACGTCAAATACAAGGCCACAGAAATGTATGGTGTTTTGGATGAATTCGAAATGTTAGAGAGTGAAGATGGTGTCACCAAACAATTTGAATTGTATGAGAATATTTCCGAATTCATTGAGAATTATGAAGATGCCAAAAAGACCAAAAAGGAAGCCAAAAATTTGGTAAAGAAACCAAAAGGACTTGAAAAATTTATTGAGGAGTGATATAATGAAATATGATATTTTCGATATTGGTGGTGAAGTCGTTAAAGATAATGAAACCTATTTGTTACGAGACAATACACTACTAGAAAAATTAACCGTTAGTAGCACAAGATTACATCCATCAAAAAGCACCAGAGGTCACACCCATGCAGGCCAAGAAGAAGTATATTTCTTTGTGTCTGGTTCTGGCAAAATAGAATTAGATGGTGATGTTTATGATGTTGAAAAGAACTCAATGATTCTAATCAAAGACGGTGTATATCACAGAGTATACAACACATCCGAAACTGAAGAATTATATTTCGTTTGTGTGTTTGACAGTAGGAGAAATCACTGATGACAGTTGGATTTACTTGTTCCACTTTTGATTTGTTCCATGCAGGACACATCATCATGCTTAAAGAAGCCAAAACACAATGTGATTACCTAATTGTAGGACTACAAACTGACCCTACCATAGATAGACCAAAAGAAAAAAACAAACCAGTTCAAAGTATTTTTGAACGTTATGTTCAGTTGCAAGCTTGCAAATTTGTGGATGAAATAGTGGTATATGCAACGGAAAAAGATTTGTTGGACATATTGCTTTCTTATCCAATTAATGTTAGAATATTAGGTGATGAATATGAAAACAAAACTTTTACTGGTAGACAAGAATGTATCAGTAAAGGTATTAAGTTTTATTTCAATAAACGTGAACACACTTTTTCCACAACAGAATTACGAAAAAGAGTGGTAGATGCAGAAGCTGAAAAGATGATGAAAAATATAGTATGAAAGTAGCCATAATAACCGACCAACATTTTGGTGCCAGAAATGACTCTACGTTGTTTCTAGATTTCTTTGAAAAGTTTTATAAAGATGTTTTCTTTCCAACATTAGAAAAAGAAAAGATTGATACCGTATTAATTCTTGGTGATACCTTTGACCGTAGAAAGTATGTCAACTTCTTTTCATTGAAACGTGCCAAACAAATGTTCTTTGAACCACTTTTTAATCGTGGTATACAAGTTCATATGTTGGCTGGCAACCACGACACCTACTTTAAGAATACGAATGATGTTAACTCAGCAGACTTGCTGTTGGGTGAATACGGCATTTCATTAAATGTGATTGACCACCCAGCTGAAATCTACGTTGGTCCCCACAAAATCTGTATGATGCCTTGGATATGTGCCGAGAATTATGAAGATTCTATGGAAACATTAAAAGATACCGATGCAAAATTTTGTATGGGTCATTTTGAGATTGCCGGCTTTGCCATGTATCGTGGTATGCCATCAGAAGGTGGTCTAGACCGCAGTATTTTTAGAAAGTTTAGTCACACATTTAGTGGTCATTACCACCACAAATCTTCCAGTGATGATATCTTTTATCTTGGAAACCCATATGAATTAACGTGGCAAGATTATAACGATCCACGTGGTTTCCATTTGTTTGATTTAGATACACATCAATTGGAGTTCGTAGAGAATCCATATAAAATGTTCCATCGAATTATCTACGATGATAAGGAACAAACAATCAAAGAGATTGACAATATGGATTTGAAACCATACACCAACACATACGTTAAAGTGGTTGTAATAAACAAAACCAACCCGTATTTGTTTGACAAGTTCATGAATAACCTGTATAATGTAAACCCAGCAGACATTACTATTGCGGAAGACTTTTCAGAATTGACTGATGATGACACTTTAGTGGATGAAGCTGAAGATACTCTTACCATACTCAACAAATATGTTGATGGTATTACAGAAGAAAGTATCGACAACGATAAATTGAAAACAATATTGAAAGAACTCTACGTAGAGGCATTGAATACTGAACAAGCATGATTTTATTCCAAAAAATTAAGTGGAAGAATTTTCTATCCACTGGTGCCCATTATACCGAGATTGATTTTACCAAGTCCAACAACACATTGATTGTTGGTCACAACGGTGCAGGCAAGTCTACAATCTTAGATGCATTATGTTTTGGATTGTTTGGTAAACCTTTCCGTAAAATTAACAAACCACAACTTGTAAATTCAATTAACAGTAAGGATACTGTAATTGAGATACATTTTAATATTGGCCAAAAGAAATATAAGGTCATTCGTGGAATTAAACCGAATGTATTTGAAATTTATTTGAATGATGTTTTGCTGAACCAGGATGCCGCTGCAAAAGACTATCAGGAAATACTAGAGAAGAATATTCTCAAATTAAATTATAAGTCCTTTACGCAGGTGGTAATCCTTGGTTCAGCATCCTTTGTTCCGTTCATGCAACTATCGGCTGCTGACAGGCGTGCTATCATTGAGGACCTTTTGGACATCCAAATATTTTCTTCAATGAACAATGTCATCAAGGAAAAAAATTCTGAAATCAAAGAGAACTTGAATAAAACAAAGTATGCCATATCTCTTGCAGAAGAAAAAATAAACCTACAAAAACAAAACATCGAGGAAAATAAAAAGAACACCGATGCGGAAATTAATAAAAAGAAAGAAGAAATAAGAAAATCTAATGAACAATTGGTGGAATTAAATAAAACTGTGGGTCTAATACAGAAACACATTGACGTATTACAAAATAAAGTTGGTGATAAGAAAGAGAAACTTGACAAAAAAGCCAAGGGTCTATTTCAAATCAAAGGTAAGGTGCAAACTAATATTGACCGTAATCAAAAGGAGATTGACTTCTATGAAAACAACCATGACTGTCCAACCTGTAAACAACCAATTACTACCGAATGGAAAGATTCTCAAGTTAAAGAAAAGACTCAGAAAATTTCTACACAAAAAACTGGCTTGGAAGAAATAGAACAGGAGTTAACCAAAGTAACTTCTGAAATGAAATCTATTACGGATATCATCGCACATATAAATGCACATAATGGTGAAATCATCAAACACACTTCAACCATAACTGCCATAAACCAATACATTTCAAAACTGAATGTGGAGTTACAAGAATTATCTGTGCGAGATATCAATACAGAAGGCGTCAACCAAAAATTAATTGAGTTAAATGCTGAACTAAATGAACATAAAAAATATTATGAAGAAGTGTTGACTGAAAAACACTATTATGAATTTGCAGGATCATTGTTGAAAGATGGGGGCATCAAGACTAGAATCATTAAACAATATTTACCTATTATGAATAAGTTGATAAACAAATACCTAACAGCAATGGATTTCTTTGTTAACTTTAATATCAACGAAAACTTTGAAGAAACAATTAAGAGTAGGCACCGTGATGAATTCTCTTATGCCAATTTCTCCGAAGGTGAAAAGATGCGTATTGACTTGGCACTATTGTTTACATGGAGACAGATTGCCAAATTAAAGAACTCTACCAATACAAACTTATTGATACTGGATGAAGTGTTTGATTCAAGTTTGGATACTGTTGGAACAGAAGAATTTTTAAAGTTGATACAAGAAATGGGCAAAGAAACAAATGTGTTTGTTATTTCCCACAAGGGCGACCAACTGTTCGATAAATTTAGGAGCGTAATTAAGTTTGAGAAAAAGAACAATTTCAGTCGTATTGCCAAATAAGTTAAAGTTTGTTTTTGTATAAATAAAAAAGAATAACTTATTTGGTGCAAAAATGGCTAGACAAAAAAAGTATACAGATTTACCAGACAGAAATCATCCAGATTACATGAAACTTTACGTGGCAAAGCGTAAAGATGAATTGAAAGAACAACAAAAGGTTTATAGAAGTAAAAGATTGGAAGATAATCCAAATCATTATAAAGAACATTATAAGAAATATGAACAAACGAGTCGGCAATGGAGGACGATAAACAAACCCACAATTGCAGAAAATCAATGGAAATCCCGTGGTATCGTTGACATGTCTTATGAAAAATTTTTGTGTGAACTGGATAAACAAGATTATAAATGTATGGTGTGCAATAAAGAGTTGACAAATCCTCAAGTTGACCATGACCACAACACCGGAAAATATAGAGGTATACTATGTGTGCCTTGTAATAATGGACTAGGTGTGTATGAAAAGAAAAAAGATTTGTTTGAAAATTATTTGAAAAGGATTGCAAAATGAGTATAGAAACCACAGAAGATATTGTCTTATACGACACAGAACAAGCCATTAAAGTTAAACAGCCTACTCCGGCACCGGTTGAAACATTTGATTTGGTTCCACCTGACCATCCAGCTCTTTACAAAGTTTTACCAGAATTTGACTTTGCAAATGCACCTATTAATCCAAATAGTTTTGCATCCACTTTGGTAGAAACTTGTAAGAAACATAACGGCATTGGTCTATCTGCTAACCAATGTGGTTTTGAATACCGTGTTTTTGTTATGGGTGCAGGCGAAGAATATGTGGCATACTTCAATCCTAAAGTTATTTCTTCCGAAGGTGAGAAACATATGGAAGAAGGATGCCTATCATTCCCTTTCCTAAACCTACACATCACTAGACCTGAGAAAGTGGAAATCGAATACCAAGACTACATGGGACAACCACATACCAAAACATTTACTGGTATATCTGCAAGATGTTTTCTCCATGAGCTTGACCACATGAACGGAATCGTGTATACTAGCCGTGTAAAACCTCTTGCGTTGCAATTTGGTTTAAAGAAACTGGATAAAATCCGAAGAAAATATTTTAAAATTCCTAAAGCAAAAAGAAAATAATGGCTACACCTACTGAATTTGTTGATGCACAATGGGAGAAATGGCAGGTCTTAAATGAACCTGAACGTTTCGAACACATTGATACTGAGCAACTGAAAGATGTTTTAATTCAGGACCTTAGATATGCATCACAAATGGATGTTAGAGAATACACCCTATATCAAAAATGGTTAGAGGTGCATGAGAAATATCCAACAAGAACAATCACAACTTTATTTGGTGATGATGTTCAGTTGGTAGATGTTACTCAAAAGAAACTTATTGAAAAGGTCAAAGAAAACTTTTGGATGCCAGAAGGTCCTGATGACTATGAAAGGTTGAAACCTAAATTGGTTCTCTCTAATGGTCCTCTGGCAGAAACGTGGAATGCTATTCGCACATTTTCCTCTACGATGAAAAACAATTCAAACATTGGTCGTAATCTATATTACACCGTTGTTGATGAAGTGACGGAAAAATACCTAGGTGTCATTTGTATTTCATCCGACTTCTTAGACTTAACACCAAGAGACACCGCAATCGGTTGGCCTAGGGACGTTAAGACACAACAAGGTATGATTAATCATACTGCAATTGGTTCAACAATCGTTCCATTACAACCACTCGGTTTTAATTATATGGGTGGAAAATTACTAGCACTATTGTGTCTCGCTGACACCGTTCAAAAAGATTGGAAGAAACAATATGGAGACGTTCTCGTTGGAGTTACCACTACTAGCCTTTATGGCAACACTAAGTCCAATGGCTTATCTCAGTATGATGGTTTGGAACATTGGAATAAAATGGGTTTCTCAAGCGGTTCGGTTGCT